GTCACAACTCTCAAGCACAAGCCGATAATGAAGTTGTATTAGGAGATAATAATGTAACTACACTAAGATGTAATACTCAAGTTATTTCAGGTCTTTCAGATGTAAGAGATAAAGATAACATTGAAGAGTTAGAATTAGGACTACAATTCATAATGGATTTAGAGCCGGTATCTTGGGATTGGGACAGACGTGATGGCACAATGTCAGGAAAAAAAGATTCAGGCTTTGTTGCACAAGAGTTGGATGAAGTAATTCAGGATTGGGACGCAGAAGACGTTCTTCCTTCATTGTTAAATAAAAACAATAATGAAGCTTGGGAAGTAGGTAATGCAGCGTTAATTCCTGTATTAGTAAAAGCTATACAAGAGCTTAAAAAAGAGCTTGACTCTTGTAAAGCAGGAAAATAAATTTAATTAAATGGATATTAGGAAAATTTCTATAGGTCCTGATTACAAATCAGGGGCAATGCACTACATCGTAGGGCAAAGTGTATTAGGCTCTTCATATACTATTCACCTCATAAAACATTACGAAGAAACTGATTCTATAAAAATTTGGATAGAAAATGCCGTTGGAGAAATTCTATGTTGGAAAGAGTTTACGAACACTATGCCAATATCCATTGAGTATAATATAAATTTTTAATGAAATCTATTTATCAGTTTATAGTTAGTCCATTAAACAATACAAGATATAACAACACCAAAAAGATGGGAGACATTGATGTTGTTGTTAGCACATCTGAGGAAAACTACACTACATCAAACCGAGAAGCAAAGGTTATCGAGACACCAATTAACTACACGGGTCCGATTGAAAAAGGAGATACATTATTAGTACACCACAATGTCTTTAAGTTTTACAATGATATGTATGGTAAAAGACAAAGCGGTAGAAGCTTTTTGAAAGACAATATTTTTCTTGTGGATGATGAACAGTTCTTTGCATATAAAAAAGATAAAGAGTGGATTGGATACGATAGGTATTGTTTTTTAAAACCTATTCCTGTAGAAGAAAGCTACATCTATAAACCTTTAAGTAAAGAGCCTTTGATGGGGGAAGTAGTAATACTAAATGAAACTCTTCAAAACAAAGGAGTAAAGATTGGAGACAAAGTATGTTATAAACCCAATCAAGAATATGAATTTAAAGTGGACAACCAAACCTTATATAGATTGTATGACCACTGTATTACTTTGGTGTTATGATGACAATGAATTTTTTAAATGTATTACCTGACCCCGATAGTTATGTAGAAGAAATAGAAAGTGGAGGTTGGAAGGTAATAGAGTCAGAAGCCGGTGAGTTTCGAGGTATTCAAGAAAGAGGCTTTGATGACTTAGCTAAATTAATCTCTAAGTTATTTCCTGACTATGAGATAACATTAAATTTTGTGCGTAAATCTCCATTACATCAAGAGGAACCTCATTTTATTCATACGGATGATATGCACGGAGATAAAACTGTAATATTATATTTAAATAAAAATTATCCTGAAGGATATGGCACTACTATTTATGATGATAATATGACACCTATTTTAATTAATAGAGCACAATATAATAGTCTATTTATATTTGAATCTCATCTTAACCACTCAAGGAATATTAAAACAAACTTTGGTTCTGATAGAGATGCAAGAATAGTACAAGTAATATTTTTAAAAGAAAAAGATGAGTGATTTTTTTGATATGCTTAAAGAGCATAACATAAATATAGATGACTTAAATAGATATATAAACTCAAAAGAGTTTGAATCGAAAGCCGGTCCTGTAGTTGATGATAATAACAAAAACTATGTTGTAAATAAATCTTCGATAGAAGGTTTAGGGATTTTTGCTACAAGACAAATAATAAAAGGAGAACATATTGGCTATGGAATAATAAATAACACAAGAACTTTAGCAGGTAGATATGTAAATCATTCTTCATATCCTAACGCAAAATTTTATTATTTTAAAGACAACGAGAATGTAATTTTAATTGCTGATAAAATTATAATGCAGGGAGAAGAGATTTTAACTAATTATAGGCATCACACTTATTCAAAAGAATATTATGAGTAAAGAAATTAAATTAAGAATAATTGAAGCGGGAAATCAAGCGGTAGAACAACTTATAAAAGTTGCTAAGGAAAAAATTATAAAACCGGACCCTGATGATGACCTTGCTGCAGATAGATTAAAAAATGCGGCAGCTACCAAAAAGCTATGTATATTTGATGCATTTGAAATACTTAAAAGAATAGAAGAAGAGAAAGAGGCGTTAGAAGGAAATAATACTAATACTAAAGTAGATACTAAACAAGGATTTGCAGAACGAAGGTCAAAATAGTTTGTTGTACAGAGTTGTACAAGATTATGTACCGAAGAGTGTTCTAACGAATAAAAATCGTAATCGCTCTTGGGTGTATGGCTATAATGAAAAATATGACCTCATTGTAATATCTAAGTCAGGAGAAATAGGTGAGGTACTTTATATTTCCGGACTATACATTGCATTACCTAAAACTCCTAAAGAGTGTCTTCAAAGACACTCCACTTCCACCGAACAATATTGGGAAAGAGAAGAACTTCCAAAACCTTTATCTAAAATATCATCCATCTTTCAATGGAATGAAATGCCATCACAATTTAAATCAAGATGGGTGGATTATATAGAAGCCGAGTTTGATAATAGAGAGTATGGTTTTTGGTTTATGAATAATGGAGTACCTACTTATATTACGGGAGCTCATTATATGTATTTGCAATGGACTAATATTGATATTGGTTATCCTGAATTTAGAGAAGCAAATAGAATTTTATACATCTTTTGGGAAGCTTGTAAAGCCGACAAGAGAAGTTTTGGAATGATATACTTAAAGATAAGACGTTCAGGATTTTCATTTATGTCTTCATCAGAATGTGTAAACACCGGTACCCTTGTAAAAGATTCACGGGTAGGTATTCTGTCTAAAACAGGGTCAGATGCAAAGAAAATGTTTACAGACAAAGTTGTTCCTATCAATAGTCGATTACCTTTCTTTTTTAAACCCATTATGGATGGAATGGATAAACCTAAAACTGAATTAGCTTATCGTGTTCCTGCGTCTAAGATTACTAAAAAAAATATGTATGAATTAGATGAAGAAGAAATAGAAGGGTTAGATACCACAATAGATTGGAAAAACACAGACGATAACTCTTATGATGGAGAAAAATTATTATTATTAGTTCACGATGAGAGCGGTAAATGGTTGAAGCCCAATAATATATTAAACAATTGGCGTGTTACAAAAACTTGTCTTAGATTAGGAAGTAGAATTATTGGTAAATGTATGATGGGTTCTACATCTAATGCATTAAATAAAGGAGGAGGGAATTTTAAAAAACTATATACCGACTCCGATGTGTTATCACGTAATGCTAATGGACAAACAAAATCAGGATTATATTCTTTATTTATTCCGATGGAATGGAATATGGAGGGGTTTATTGATAGGTATGGTCATCCGGTTATAGATGATGTAGTAGAAAAAATAAGAGGTATTGATAATGAATACATTACTCAAAGCTCTTTACAATATTGGAAAAATGAAGTGGACTCTTTAAAGCACGACCCTGATGCATTAAATGAATACTATCGTCAATTTCCACGCACTGAGTCACACGCATTTAGAGATGAAAGTAAACAATCTTTATTTAATCTTACAAAGATATATCAACAGATAGATTATAACGATTCAATGATAACAGAACAACATTTAACTAAAGGTTCTTTTCATTGGGAAAATGGAGTAAAGGATACTAAAGTTTATTTTACTCCCGATAAGCGAGGAAGATTTATTATTACGTGGGCACCAAATAAAGGATTACAGAATAATTGTTATACCAAGCACGGTAAATTATATCCGGGCAACGAACACATTGGAGCCTTTGGTTGTGATAGCTATGACATTTCAGGAACTGTAGGAGGAGGAGGTTCTAATGGAGCATTACACGGATTAACTAAATTTAATATGGAAGAGGCTCCAAGTAATGAATTTTTTTTAGAATACATTGCAAGACCTCAAACGGCTGAAATATTTTTTGAAGATGTTTTAATGGCGTGTGTTTTTTATGGAATGCCAATACTTATTGAAAATAACAAACCTCGATTATTATATCATTTTAAAAATAGAGGATATAGACATTATTGTATCAATAGACCGGATAAACATTATACCAAGCTATCTAAAACCGAAAAAGAATTAGGAGGTATTCCTAACTCAAGTGAAGCCGTAAAACAAGCTCACGCTGCAGCTATAGAGTCTTTTATAGAAGCACACGTGGGATTAGGGGACAATGAGAATATGAGTGGTATGTATTTTAATCGTACCTTAGAGGATTGGGCAAGGTTCGATATTAGCAATAGAACCTCGTATGATGCATCAATTAGCTCCGGTTTAGCTATTATGGCGTGTCAAAAACATTTATATATGCCTGAAAAAAAAGAGTCAAGAATTATGATTAACTTTGCAAGGTATAGTAATGATGGAAAATTAAGTCAGATAATTAGATGAAAGACGTAAAAATAAATATTTCATCTGCAGGGTTTCCCACACAGTTTGTATCCGATGCTGAAAAGGCTACGGACCAATATGGATTGATGATAGGACAGGCTATTCAATATGAATGGTTTCGTAAAGATGGAAATGGCTGCAGATTCTATGACCAATGGCGAGAGTTTCATAGGTTAAGATTATACGCAAGAGGCGAACAATCCATAAGTAAATATAAAAATGAATTAGCTATTGATGGCGATTTATCTTATTTAAACTTAGATTGGACTCCTGTGCCTATTATTCCAAAATTTGTGGACATAGTAGTAAATGGAATGTCGGATAGACTTTTCAAAGTAAAGGCATATGCTCAAGATGCTATGTCTCAAGCTAAGCGTTCTAAATATCAAGATTTAGTAGAAGGTCAAATGGCTGCTAAAGATATCCTAAGTATTGTACAACAGAAAGGTGGCTATGACCCCTTTGTAATTCCCGAAGATGAACTTCCCGCAAGTGATGAAGAACTTTCATTATATATGCAACTTAATTACAAACCTGCTATTGAGATAGCAGAAGAAGAAGCTATCAATACTATACTTGATGAAAATCACTATTGGGATGTACGTAAAAGATGTGATTTAGATATTACAACTTTAGGGATTGGGATAACAAGACATCAGTTTTTAAAAGGAGCAGGAGTAGAAATTAAATATGTAGACCCTGCAAATGTAGTATATAGTTATACTGAAGACCCTTACTTTAAAGATTGTTTTTATTGGGGTGAAGTTAAAACTATTCCTATTACGGAATTGATGAAGATTGACCCATCTCTTACTAATGCAGATTTAGAAGAAATATCACAGTATAGTCAAACTTGGTTTGATTATTATAACGTAGCACAGTTTTATCAAAATGATATATTTTATAGAGATACTTGTACATTATTATACTTTAATTATAAGACCACTAAAAAGATGGTTTATAAAAAGAAAGTAACTTCATCAGGAGGAGATAAGGTTATTGAAAAAGATGACCAATTTGACCCACCGGTAGAAGTAATGGAAGAGGGGAATTTTGAAAAGTTTGAAAAAACTATTGATGTATGGTATGATGGTGTAATGGTAATGGGTACTAATATTATACTTAAATGGGAACTTGCTCGTAATATGGTAAGACCCAAATCCACAAGTCAACACGCATTACCAAACTATGTAGCGTGTGCCCCAAGAATGTATAAAGGAGCCTTAGAATCTTTAGTTAGAAGAATGATTCCTTTTGCAGACTTAATTCAAATGACTCATTTAAAATTACAACAAGTTATTTCACGTGTTGTACCTGACGGTGTTTATATTGATGCAGATGGACTGAGTGAAGTAGATTTAGGTACAGGACAAGCATATAATCCTGAAGATGCATTAAGACTTTATTTTCAAACAGGTTCTGTTATTGGTAGGTCTTATACTCAAGATGGAGATTACAATCAAGGTAAAGTACCTATTAAAGAACTTACATCTAACTCCGGAGCTTCTAAAACTCAAATGCTTATTACTAATTACAATCATTATCTTAATATGATTAGAACGGTAACAGGATTAAATGAAGCACGTGATGGTAGTGACCCCGACCCTAATTCATTAGTAGGCTTACAAAAACTTGCTGCTTTAAATTCTAATGTAGCTACTCGTCATATTCTTGATGGAAGTTTATATATATTCAGAAGTATAGCAGAAGCTTTAACATATAGAGTAGCGGATATTTTAGAATACGCTGACTTTAAAGATGACTTTGCTAATAAGATTGGAAAGTATAATGTATCTATCCTTCACGAGATAAGAGATTTATACATTTATGATTTTGGTATATTTATAGAGGTAGCACCTGATGAAGAAGAAAAAGCTTTACTTGAACAAAATATTCAGATGGCTTTATCTAAACAAGATATTAACTTAGAAGATGCAATTGATATTAGAGAACTTAAAAATATAAAACTTGCAAACCAATTATTGAAACTTAAACGTCAACAAAAACAAGAGCAAGAGGAGAAAATGCAAATGCAGAAACAAGCAATGACTGCACAACAAAATTTAAAATCTCAAGAGATGGCGGCTCAAGTTGCAATGAAGAAACAACAAATGGAACTGCAAGGAAAGATGCAATTAGAACAAGCTAAGATTGCTTTTGAAATTGAGAAGATGAATAATGAAGCTAAACTCAAGTCTCAGCTTATGGCTGAAGAGTTTGCATATAATCAGCAACTTAGAGATATTTCTGAGAAAGCACTGCAAAGTAGAGAAACTCAAAGAGAAGACGCAAAAGCATCTCGTATCAATCAACAAAACACACAACAATCTCGATTAATTAATCAGAGAAAGAACAACACACCACCACAAATATTCGAATCTAATGAGGACAGTTTAGACGGATTTGACTTAGCTGAGTTCTCGCCAAGATAACTGAATAAATTGAACGAAAATTATTTATTAACTTTGTACAAAATCTAATCTAATGGAAATTAAAGTAAAAACGGTTGAGGCTACCCAAAAGTCTAAACAGGAAATAGAGCAAGAGCTTCTTGATAAGCATAATGAAAAAAATGAACAACAAGAAGTTAAAGAAACTAAAACAACTGACTCTAACGTGGAGCGAGTGGTTATCGGCAATGCGAACCCCCCCGCCACAGAAGAGCAAGAAAGTGTACAGTCGCAAGACGAAACACAAGAAGAAACAACTCAATCCTCAGAGTTAAAAGAGGAAGACGTTCTTTCATTTATTAAGAATAGATACGAAAAGGATTTTACATCGGTAGACCAACTCTTTGACCAAAAGTCGGAGAATGAAGAATTACCTGAAGATGTAAAAGCTTATTTCGAATATAAAAAGACCACCGGTAGAGGAATGGATGATTATATAAAACTTAATCGAGATTTTTCTACTATGGATGAAGACAATTTGTTGGAAGAATATCTTTTAGCTTCAGGAGAGGCAACAGATTCAGAAGATGTAGAAGTCCTTATGGATGACTACACTTTTGATGAAGACCTTGACGAAGAAAAAGATATTAAGAAAATAAAGATGTCTAAGAAAAAAGCTATTGCTAAAGCCAAAAAGTTTTTTGAGGAACAAAAAGAAATGTATAAACAACCCCTTGAGTCAAGTACGGTTGGAGTTTCTTCAGAGGACCAAGAAAAATTTGAGACTTATAAGCAATATTTAGCTGAGGCTAAAAGCAATGAACAGGAAATAAAAAGAAAAAGAGATTGGTTCGTAAATAAGACCAACGAAGTATTCACGGATTTCAAAGGTTTTGATTTCAAAATAGGTGATACTACTTTAACTTTTAATCCCGGTGACTCAGGCAAAATTAAAGAAGCTCAATTAGACTCTTCTTCCTTTGTGAAGAAGTTCGTTGATAAAGAGAGTGGATTATTAAATGATGCAGCAGGTTACCATAGGGCATTAGCCATCGCAATGAATCCGGAAAGATTTGCTCAGTTTTTTTATGAGCAAGGAAAGTCAGATGCAACTGAGGATGTTACACGTAAGATGAAAAATGTTGATATGTCTGAGCGTAGAACTCCACAGATTACAAGACAAAACAAGGATGGATTGCAAATCAAGTCTATATCTACACCAAGTAGTAGAGGCTTGAAGATTAGAAGTAATAAAAAATAAAGTAATAACCATTTAAAAATTAGAAATTATGGCAGGAGCATTAGGCGGCGTAGGTTTCGACTTACAGCCATCGGCACAACAAGTGCCGCTAAGCACAAATTATATTACCAATTTCGATTTCTTGAATCAGTATCTTCCTGATACATATGAGAAAGAATTTGAAAGATATGGTAATAGAACAATTAGTTCATTCCTACGTTTAGTAGGAGCAGAAATGCCTTCTAACTCTGACCTTATAAAGTGGGCAGAGCAAGGAAGATTGCATATTAAATACATAAACTGTACAACTGCAGCAGTTGGTGGTGACGATGTCGCTACTTTCACTATTAATGACCCGTCTCAACCTCTTGATGCACAAGGTAACCCTATACAAACTACAGGGGCTGCAGCATTTGGAGCGGCAAACGGGATTGCAATTAGAGAAGGTCAGACAGTTGTTGTCGTTGCTAACGATGGGTCAGGAGAAAACAAAGGTATTGTTACCGGGACTGACTTAGCGAACAGTACGTGTACAGTAGCATTTTACGAAGGTGCAGGTTTAGTTGCAGCAGCAGCTTATACTATCTTTATCTACGGTTCTGAATTTAGAAAAGGAACTGCAGGTATGGCAGGTTCATTAGAATCTGATGACTACATCTTTGATAATTCACCAATTATCGTAAAAGATACTTACCTTGTTAATGGTTCAGATATGGCTCAAATCGGTTGGATTGAAATCACAACTGAAAACGGAGCATCAGGATACCTTTGGTATATGAAGTCTGAGCACGAAACAAGACTAAGATTCGATGATTACTTAGAAACTGCAATGGTTGAAGCAGTACCGGCTGAGGCTAACTCAGGTGTTGTTGACCCTGCAGTTAACCCGAACTTTGGTAATAAAGGTTCTGACGGTGTATTCTTTGTAGTTGCTGACAGAGGTAACTTATGGACAGGCGGAGTGCCTGACACATTAGCTGACTTTGATACTATCATTGGTAGATTAGATGCACAGGGTGCTATCGAAGAGAATGTATTATTCCTTGACAGACAGTTTAGTTTCGCTATCGATGATATGTTAGCAGAACAAAACTCTTATGGAGTAGGTGGTACATCTTATGGTCTATTTGACAACGATACAGAGATGGCTCTTAACTTAGGATTTACAGGTTTCCGTAGAGGATATGACTTCTACAAAACAGATTGGAAATACTTAAACGACCCAACAATGAGAGGTGATTTACCTACAGGAGTTGGTTCAGGAAGTATCAACGGTCTATTAGTACCTGCAGGTTCTACAAGTGTTTATGACCAAGTTCTTGGTAAAAACGCTAAGAGACCTTATCTACACGTTAGATATAGAGCTTCTGAAACTGAAGACAGACGTTACAAAACGTGGATTACAGGTTCAGCAGGTGGAGCAGCTACGACAGATGTTGATGAGATGAGAGTTAACTACTTATCTGAAAGATGTGTGTGTGTATTAGGTGCTAACAACTTCGTGTTGTTTGACAACTAATAGTTATTGAAAAGAGGGAGTGTCTTTAAAGACACTTCCCTTTTTTTTATTGTTTAAAAATTAAATTTAATTAAAATGAAATTAGAAATAAAAGATAGAGTTTATAAACTCACAAGAGACAGAGCCCCTCTGTCGTGTATTATCCCTTCAAGAAATACCCCAAGAAATCCTTTACTTTATTTTGATGAAGAAAAAGGTTACAATAGAGCTTTAAGATATGCAAGAAATCAAAAGTCACCTTTCGAGGATGAGCAAGATGGAAAGGCAATAGTAGAACCGGTTATCTTTACAGATGGTCTTCTTAGAGTTGCAAAAAACAATCCTATACTTCAAGAGTTTTTACACTACCACCCTTTGCGAGGCAAAAGGTTTGTTGAGGTAGATTATGGTAAAGATGCTGCCCAAGTAGTAGAGGCTATCAATGTAGAAGTAGACGCATTGGTTGAAGCTAAAGCAATGGGTGTGGAGCAATTAGAAAGTATCGGAAGAGTTTTATTTTCAAAAGATGTATCTATTATGACATCAGCCGAGCTTCGTAGAGATGTAATGATTTTTGCTCGTAGAAATCCTTCGGCTTTTTTAAATGCTATCAATGACCCTAACTTAAAATTACAATCTTCTGTACAAAAGTTCTTTGATGAGAAACTTCTCGTGTATAGACCTAAAAACAGAGAGGTATATTTTAACTTAACAGGTAACAAAAAACGTATGATTAAAATACCTTTTGGTATAGAACGTAATGAGTTTTTATCTCAGTGGTTTACAACTGATGATGGTGTAGAAGTGTTAGCGTTTTTAGAAAAGCAAATGTAGAAATAGTGCATAGTTTTTTTGTTTATCTTTGTACTTTATTAACCTCATAAATTTTTTTATTATGAACAAGTATGGAGAAATAACCACAACGGATGGACTTGGAGTAGAAAGTTCAGGACTTATTTCATTAATGAATGTTGCATCTTGCTATGTTGACGCAAATGATGATGTAATCATTGATTATAATAATGGTTCTAAAATTGCTATTGCATCAGCAGCAGCATTAGTACAAGGAGACGCAGACATCGTATTCGGTGTTATTAAAAGTTCTCAGCAACAGAAATGGAGCAAGGTCAAGTATACGATACCTGCATTAAGCGAACTCGTAAACGCAGTAACATTCACCTTTTAAATCTTAGAAACTATGATGAATAAATTTTTAAAAATCGGAGATTATGTTTTTGGAGGTAGTGTAGTATATGTTGGCGTAAGCGGGGGAACCTTAACTCTCAATTATGATGACAAGCAAATTGACCTTACCGGAGCAGGAAGTTTTGGAGCAGCAGATAAAATTGCAGTTGAAAACGCTCTTGTAGCGGTATGGGGACAATCTTATACTGATTCCACCATTGATGTAACTTTAAGTCAAGCAATAACAACAGTTGCATAACAATTGTTTTATTGAAGAAATTAAGAAGAGGGCTTAAAAAGAGTCCTCTTTTTTTTTTGCTTATCTTTGTAACAAAGTATTAACAGATGATAAACTCGGTAAGAAACACAGTATTATCTATACTTAATAAGAATAACTACGGATACATATCTCCTGCAGATTTTAACTTGTTTGCAAAACAAGCTCAGTTAGATATATTTGAAGATTATTTTTATCAGTATAACTACCAACTTAATAAGGAAAATGTAAGACAGTCCGGTACAGGGTATGCGGATATAGCTAAAGGTTATGAAGAGGTGATAAACATTTTTTCTGAAACCAAGTTTTTAGCTCATCAGTTTAACAATAAGTTCTTTACTCCAAGTCCCTTAACCACTAATGATAATTATTACTTACTCAATAAAGTTTTAGCTTATACAAGACTATTAGCTTCAGGAGTAAACGATGGTGTATCAGTAGGTGTGTTAGAAGATTTAACCTCTGCAGATTTTATTGCAGATGGAGTTCAAGTAGGAGATATAGTTGCTAATACCACAACAGGACAGGTGGCTTTTGTGGGTAATGTACTTAGCTCACAAGAGTTAGAGTTAATAAACGAAGACGGAACTGTTGCTGATATTTTTACTGCAACTCCGG